CAGGCCGCGGCTGAAGTCTTCCCAGACCCCACCGGGCCGACCATGCACCGATAGGTAGCCCCCGAAGAATGAAAAAGCCGCATCGTGGGAAGCGGCTCGTAAGTCTTGGTCTCTGCTTGGTCAACGTCTGTCAATCAACTCTCCATTATCTGCTTGCCGAATAGCCCGGATCAATTTCTTTGCCTTGCGCCGACACCCCCGGAACCCATTCTTGCGCAACTCCCGGGCAACTGGCCCAACTCTATTTTTTCGTAACATCTTTCTCCCAGGGCTTGCGCATATCTTCTATAACTACCGTTAAGCCGGCAATCTCATTTCCAGAAACTTTTTGATTAATTAATTCTATACATTTGAATATCCTATCCATAACATATAAAATTAATCGCACATCACCCTTTTCTTTGGCTTGTTCGTAAATATCCAATAATTCCCGATACCATCTACTCGCCAAATGAGTAACATTCTCAGCATCCGCAAGCTTTTTTTCAACATCTGCCAGTTCCAAAAGTTTCGGCATACATTCAAGTTTATGTCTGCGTACTGACTGCCAGCCGATATTAAATTTTTTACCTATGTTTCGATAAGGGACTTCACGAATTATCGCATCATGTATCTCGTTAAGTTTCGGATGTCTACAAACAGTACAAGTCTGGGACATAATATTTACTTTATTAAATCCATATATTTTTGAATTAATCCTTCATATCTCTCGGCCAAGTCTAAAATCTCTTTTTTGAACGGATCATATTTTGATCGAAATGCCTCATCAATGACCTTCAATTTTGTGGGAAACTCCTCTTCGTTTTCCTTCTCATCGTTAAATTGTTTATTATAAATTGGCTGGAAATGCTCAATAAGAGCCCTTTCCAAAATATCAATATCCACATTTTCCGGGACAAAACGATAAGCGCAATGAGTGAAAACTTTCTTATGCCCATGACGGCCAAGACGAGAAAAAATATCGGTTGTTTGTCCAATATAAACTATCTTGTTTCCCTTCTTGGTTTCATCTAAAAGAAAATATATATAAGTTCCAGATGGAAACTGCTGCCAATCTTTCTCTGTTGACAAAAGTTCCAGAAAAAAAGTCTTTGTTTTTTCTTGAAGATTTTCTAATCCCTCAAACATCTTGTTAGCCATACCATGTTACTTACAACCACACCGAATGAATTTTGTTTGCAATTCTCCAGCAAACAAGAGAAAGCTTATTTAAAATTCTATACAACATTCGATACACAACCTTCTTGATCATCTTTTCTTCCTTTTCTTTTGAGTACTCGGTGTCCACCCGGTCTTTCGAAGCGTTCCATACACATAGGCCCCGCTCCGCTTCTTGCCATAACCTCGTTTTTTAGCCGTGGCCTTAAGCTTCCGCTCCATTTTTACCGGCATCTCACCACCTCTGTTCCGGGCGCAACACGTTCATATCCGTTATCGCGTTTCCCCACGGATCGGTCGGTCGTTTCTTTTGTTCTCGTTGACGGAACACCATCATCAGCGCCACCCACTCCGGGGGAACGGTCTGTTCGCTGTCCCGATAGAAGGCAACCACCCTCCAGCCGGTTTTTTCAAGCCGCCGCGCTACAACAACAACCGGGTCATGCAACCCCCACAACAGGGTAGTCTCCATACTACCAGGATACACTTCGTCGGGGTCACACCCCATGGCCGCTATGTACGGAGCCACCGCTTGCTGCAAAGTCTGAATCGAACTGTCGCCCCGGGATCCTGCGGTCCCCAACACCGAACACACGAAGACCAAACAGATACAGGTTGCGAGAGCGATCAGACAAGCCTTTTTCATCCGATGTTAGCGGGTATCTCCACGAGCTCTCCCGATGCTTCATACACCACCCACTCTCCATCCCAATATGCAAAAATCACATAATGAATGGTTTCGCCGAAAGCATCGAGCCAAAAAAATCCCGCCGCTGTTCCCTGTACCTCATCAGATGCAAGATGATATCCATAATACGGGCCCCAGGCTTCCACATAGGGTTGTACAGCACGTTTAAGCGGTCGGGTGTTGACGATGTCCAGGGCAAACACCATGGCCGCCACCATCAAAAGTACGAGTACGCACAAGAGTATCTTTTTCATTGCCAAGTTCCCCCTATAGCGCGGACAGGAATCGAACCTGCGTCATTCGGCTTATGAGACCGAGCTAGAGCCTCTCCAGTCCACCGCGCAACGCAGAAGGATGGAATTGAACCACCGCCCCTCACCTTAACAGGGTGTCGCTCTACCTCTGAGCTACTTCTGCTCTACTAAACTACGGGCCTGCTCTATAAGAAAATCCGTAAGTTTATCGAGCCATTCCCGCACTATCTCATCCGCTTCAGCACAACGTTCCATAATTTCAGTTGCCGTCATTAGTTTTTCCATCGATAAACGCCCCCATGTATCCTTTCTGCCCGTCCAGGGCTTCGTGCCATTCTTTGAACAGCGTCTTCCAACCGAGTTCGCCGAGCTCTTCCTCGGTGAACCAACACTTGTGAGCCTCGAAGTCGTTCCCTTCTACCGGTCCCTGCTTGTATTCAAACAACGGCGTGGAAACAATCGCCAGCATCGGTGCGTCTTTCAGACACACCAACAGCTTAACCGCATCTTTCTTCTCGAAATGCTCGATCACGTCCATGCACAACACTATGTCGCCCCACACGGGGAACACGCCATTGATAACTGCTTCAATCGGTGCGTGGATCCGAGCCGTGTACTGCTGGGAAAATTGAGTCTGGAAATATGGTAACCAACCGTCCAGCCCAATCATGACGATATCGGGATTGACAGACCGTATCATGGCCCCGTATAACCCGCTCCCCATACCCAGATCAAACACCGTCTTTGGTTTCTGCTCGAGAATGTAGGGAACTACCTTGTTCCGGATCTCTGGAGAAGAGAGTCCGACCATTACCCCGGCCACCCGTCAGACGGAGCCTTGATCACATATAGAGCTCCACTGTCCAGCGTGGTAACAGTTAAATCGTTCACGGGATGCTTGAGTACAAAAAGCTTAGTATAGTTCGCTCCGTCGGCAACGTCGGGCCAAATCTCATTCCCTGCCCCATCTGAAACCAACAAATCATCACCCGCGATTGCGGTCTTAGAGATCCAAAGTAAAAAGGCAACATCCACGATTGGATCTGCCAACTTATCGGACATCTTGTCTCCCTCAGCCGCCATTTTGATAACCGGTGTCGTTTCCTGTGTTACCGCCATTTGTTTCCTCCAAATATTGTCATGATTAAACTTATTGCTATCACAAACCGACCCGGCAAGCGCCGCCCCGACTCCCCGGGCGGAACACCGGCCCAAGCCCCCACATCTGAGGACATAAACCCATATCCCATTTGCGATTCGCCCCTCGATTCCATCCCATAACCCAAGTCGATTATCATTTAACTGCCTGTCTTGATGAGTCGCAGGGTGGGATCACATGCCGCTGCAGTGAAATGGAAAAGAAGCATATCACCATTCCGATCAGTTGCGTTCGCGGCTAACTTGTACCATCCAAGAGCAAGTTCGGTAATCGCTCCGGTAACTGCACCAAAGCCAGCCCCATCTATATTGACTTGGCCGCTGACCGTCTTACCCGTTGCCAGTGCGTGATTCGTGCTATCCCGCATAGTAAAAAACAGATCACCAGAAACGGTAGAATTTTTGAGAATCCCAAGCTGGGTACTGACCTGAGTAGCAATCTCCTGAGCAGCATCTAAATTGAGACCTACGGCTTTCAACACCACCCCGGCTGTTCCAGTATCATCAAGGATAGAAGCTATGTCAGCAAGAAGGGCCGTAAGCGCCCCGGCATCGGGGATAACGTCTGTGATCGCCTTGATCGCCGCTATTGCAGCGAGCAGGTCTGTCAGTGCGCCAGCGTCAGGAATAACATCCGTCACCGCCTGGATCGCTGCTGCGGCAGTTCCCACAGCTCCAGCCTCAACAGCAGTATTAACTCCCGCTGCATCCGTCAACAATGTTGATAAAGACATATCGCTCGGCACCAAGACCTCAAAGGTAGTGGAACTGGTAGGCGTGTCAGTCCAGGCATCAGCGACCGTTGCTATCTTCGTTTCCCCAACATATCCGATGATTTTAGAAACATCCCCCTGAACCCCGGCAGGAGTGTTATTTGAACATCGAAGCAGGCACCCGACATAAACACCATCTTTAGCTGAAGCACTGGCATCGAGCGTCATGGTAGATACTCCACCAGCCTGAGCCGTACCTGAACGCAAAACGGGGAGCCGTTGGGGAAAGAGCTTGATTACTCTCGTCAACGCATCCGTGCTTTTCGGAACGACTACCACACACTTATATGCCATTTCACTGTAGGGAAAATCAAGCGAGCAAAAACCCGTTGAGATTTCCGACATTTCTACTGCGGAATCAGCAAAAGCCGCACCATCTTTACTCAGCTCGGTATCACCATCGGCGAGGGCTTTGGCCGCCCCGCCCGAATCCACAAGCTCGATATACTCTCTGTGCTTGCAGTTGTAAATCGGTACAATCCTTGCATCTTTAGCTGCCATAACGTACTCCTATAAATACTTATTAATTACCTTTGTCGCTGCATGAAACCACGCCAAACCCCCGAGCGTTCTCAGCAACCCCAATAGATACTGAATGATAGGGATCATAAATAGTTGAGACACAACCATCAGTAAATCAGACGCAAACGGCCCTTCGCCCGATGGTCCCGGGTCACCGCCGCATAAAGGATGGGGATAGGTGTAAGGGGCATAGACTCCACCGTTTATTGTCTCTCCTACTGGATTGGTTAAAAAATAATCCCTGTCTTCTTGAATAAATACAATATCATCTTCGTAATATCGAAGAGTAGGTTCAAAAGTTGCCGCGTTCAAGGTGTTGTTGTAGATATATGTTTCTTCAACCGGATCATATCCCGGCCATTCGCTCAAAAAACCAAATCGCCAGCCGTCCTCTTCGGTCATGTTCCAATCGACCCCACCAGTACCCGTGATCGTGTTGTTAAAAACTAGACCTATTCCCCCACGATGGTAGAAAAACCGACTTGCTCTAGTATTGGGTCCACTTATCGTGTTTTCGTAAATCTCCGTACAAACAGTCCCCCTGTGACCTCCGTGGGGGGGATTGTTTTCTACATTATATGGTGCTGTTACCGGCTCCTGATTACCGTGAGCATCGCAAATCTCGAAATAATTACCACCATCCAACCAGTTAACTGTATTATGTCGAAAGGTATACCTGCCGCCCTGTCCACAGTGCATGACAAATGTCACATACCGATTTCCCGTAGTGGAAATGGCATTATCTTCAACTATTAGATAGTGTGCTGAGCCCAGGTCAATAGGTATCAGATCCCAGGAGTTCCAATAATCTCCGTATACGCCGCAGAAAATCTGACAATCAACGGCCTCATTATTGTCTACCAACCCATGGACAAATCCACTCCAAGCAAGCGCACGAGTGGTACATTCGAAGAACCTATTGTGATCAATCCGAATCTGCTCAAATAGTGTCGTAGTGCCATTCGATATTGATATCCCACGACTCTCATTATTCCCGTCGAAAGTAAATCCGGTAACTCGTATCAAATCCGTGGTTGCCGGTGCCGCAGGTACAATACTAATGGCGCTCCCACCGTCATCATTCTGGCCATTTGTAATAACCGTATTTCCTATCCCAGCACCTTGCAAAGTTATATGTGTCGTTATTGTTAAACCACTATTCCATGTTGACGAACCGGAAGGGACTGTGACAATATCTCCGGCATCGCACAGATCCACGGCAGCCTGAACATGAGATAGACTGGTGCTTTCCGCTTCGTGTGTTGCCATCTATATACGCCGCCTTCGCTGACTAATGAGAAGAGGAACAATGCTACCACCACCATTCCCAGATGCCGGTCTAAATGCCAGAATCTTAAAAGGAATGGTTTCTGAAATACTGGGGGTAATTGTATGTGCTTCCTCGGTTGCGTCGGTTTGTAAGTGCTCCTGCATATAAATCCATTCAAAATATGTAGGACGACAATAATCCACCCGTTCCGTACATGCCGGAGCACCATCTGGTGTGCCTGATATAGCTTCCGTTGCATCTCCTCCACATATCGAAACAATCATGCAATTATTGTTAGTTGGTGTTATCGGACCTGTATCTGCCCCCTCAGTTTCTCCTAAATCCCCACTAACCTCGGCTACATCCAAGGGAGTACTCTGATCTACACCGCTATAAGCAGCCGCGAAAGCAGCACCTTGTTCATTTGCGACAAAAAGATTAGTGAGTGTCCACGTGGCGCCTTCGCCACTCGCTATTTTGTAAAGCACAAATAACGTAGAATCCAAACCGCCATTCTCTAGGGATAATAACGTCCAGCCCGCAGGGGTTTCATCTCCAGTATTTGTTGTCGCTGTTAGTAAACCAATTACGATCAAATCCCCATTAGTAAGGCCAGCGGGGGCGGTAACTTCGGGTGAAACCGTAGCCCCAAAGGATGAAGTTGCCATCGAACGAAATGCTATACCCATCTAAAATCCAACTCCTCTACACCCCGCAGCCAGACTCGAACTGACAAAACTCCAGTTAACCTTACGACACCGGAAAATGGAAAACGGGGGAGAACCGCAGGATACCCGTCGGCATCCCAAACGACCGAATGCCAAAACGCCCTGAATCGGCAACGAGACGCACGCATCTCTTTCAGTCGACGGTCTCCCCGCCTACGTAGGTGGCCGCAAGTCCGTCAACTCTTGGCCCTTCATTACCGGACATTAAGGGTTGTCCGTGACCCGACCTTCGGGGGCATAGCACATAGTACTCATATAAAGTACTCATCAACCCGAAGGAACCTTTTACAGTGTGCGCATAACGCCCACCGAGCTCCTTCCGCTCCGTGGCGGATGAGCTATACATTTACCCTGGCCGCAAGCAACGACCCGCTATCAAGTAATTCGTCAATAGGGCAATTTTCAATCTCTTGTAAATTACCTTGATGAAACCTCTCCAGCTCTTTTCGAAGAAAAGCCTTTGGATCCGGGGCAAGTGCAATTAATTCTCGATCAATTAGCAATGCTACCTTGAACGGTTTTTCCCTTTTCTTACCCATGTTTTCTTCACTCCCCCTCAAGCCGACACGAGGCATCGAACCCCGGACATCCTGATTACAAATCAGGTGCTCTGCCAAACTGAGCTATGCCGGCACAAACAAACTCGGTTTCCGCCGCTCTTTCCCGCATTTCTGACACCGTGCGGCCGATTGAAGCTTCCTGTTTCTAAATACGTCGACCATCTTCACCACACCCCCGCACATACAAAAAAACTTATCGGGCGCTCCACCCTTCCGGTGCATTCTGGTGCGCGTACCGTTATCGGTCTTCCCCCCACGTTTGGGATGGACAAAAACAGCCCGGAATTTCTTTTTCAACGGAATAATCATGCTACCCCCGGACAAAACCGCTGCACGATCATTTCGAAAAGCGTAACCTTGCGGTCCATACTATAAGCACCCATGCGCCGCAACGTGCGCCGAAACCGTTTGTTCTCCCAGGCCCAAGTATGCCGCTTTTTCTTCCACGGTACTTTCACGAAGCCTCCCTAAGGGTTTGGGCTCTTTGCTGATGTGAGGACGGAAAGAGCCCCCTTAGACCGCCCTGAGAGTTTTTTACCCCTCACTATACTAGGGAAGCAAAAACGACCCCTTTTTTTCACGCGCATATTTTTTTTCGCTTTTTTTTGAATTTACGCCTACGAGTGCGCTGGTAATGCGCGCTTCCAATCCACGGCTTAAACAATTCCCGATATTTCTCCCCGCGTTTCCTCAGTCGGTCCATAGCCCGATAGCCAATATTCTTGTAGTATTCCGGGCTCTTTTGATTACGCGCATCGGCATCTTTACCCGCCAGTGGTTTAATCCCGGACAGGTATTCGCAGACAGCAAGCCACGCTTCTTGGCGCAAATCTTCCTGCAACTCAAGTACGTGCGTTTTTGTTTGCGCCATTTCACGAAAAAACTGATCAAGTTCTGGATCCTCGCAGATTCGCCACCATTCGGGTTTCACCAAATCCCCCTCCCTATAACTCAAGCTGTTGTACCTTCCCTATTTCTTGATCATCAAACAAACGGGGCTGCTGATATGCCAACTCTATCCGCTTGCAAGATATGTCAAAATATTTAGGTTCTATTTCTATGCCGATGAACTTACGGCCAAGATTCGCACAGGCGACACCGGTTGTGCCGGAGCCCATGAAGGGGTCGAGAATGGTGAGAGGATGGGGAAGCAAATTAATACACCAAGTAATGAGAGCAACAGGTTTTTGAGTAGGATGCTCTTTGCCATCTTGAACTGCGCGTGATCGAGAATAATCAAAAATGCGCCCGGCTTTCTGCTGTGAACTCCATGCGACTTCAAAATCTGCCAGACTGAATTGTCGTTGTCCCTTGTCCCAGATGAGCCATTGCATGGTTGGGGGCAGGAGGTCGGTGAAATAATTACCCCCCCAAAAAATCTGGTGCTTTGAGCGTTCACGGAGCATGTCAAAAATCTTTCGGGGGGGGGCGCATCGATCCCATTGACTTTCGCCATAGAACTTCCAGCCCCATTTGCCCTTATTTTTCGCAGCAGCCTCGTCGGCACCAATTCCATATGGTGGATCGGTTACTACCGCATCCACTGGCCCGAGCGTCGGTAGGATCTCTGGGCAATCGCCGAGATAGAGCGTCGCGTCACCGATCTGTTCTGTTCGCCAATTCCCCATTACCAAGTTCCCCTTTACACCGCTACCCGGGCCCCTACCATCCTCGGGTCATACCAGAGTCTTCGAAAAGACATCCAATCTTGCTTTCTCTTTCCCGTGCGGTCCCGATAGAGCATGGCAAAAGGCATAATGCCTAAATCACATACCGATTGCAGCCGCTTCTCCGCATCCTCAAACGAGTCGTCGGGATACCCGATTAGGACATAACAGCGAACCTTGTGAGCACCACCTATCAATCCCGCTTCTCGCAACATCCGAGCGACCAGCCGTAGAGGTTCATAATCATCAGGGGTGTCATACGCTACAAACATCCTTTTGAGCCGCAATTTCAAAAGCTCCACAATATGCCAATCCCGCAACTGCGCCGCTTCCAATCCCCCGGTCAAACAAGTCGGTTCCGGTTGCCGGCGTAACATCTCAAAAACTGCCCGTATGTGATCGTCTGAACATGCCAACAGATTACTGTCTAACACGTTCCAGCCCTCGCGGATCGGCAATTCCCGAATCCCACCCTCGCGTTTCCATACATCACAAAACCAACACCGGTTCGGACATCCTCGGGAAGTAATCACGTATCCCGGTTTCAGATACATTCCGGGTTCAAACTCCCCTCCAACCATCCCGGTTGCAGGACCGCCCATTTTGACAACCGGGGCATGATGTCGCCAATTCTCGGCCAAATATTCAGCCCAACCCAAATCCCAAGAAAAAGTCACCGAGATATGTACCTCATCACAATCTGGCACAAAGAAATCGGGCAAACCCACATAGGCGTAGCGATCCACGGGAGTAGCGTTCGTCCTATGCGGGAAAACCCGGATGATTTTCACACCGCCACCTGCTGCGGTAGATCCTTCTCCAGCACAATCGGATAGTGCTGCTGGTTACAACATCCCCTAGAAGTACACAGGCCATAGGCATAATGAGAACACCGGGACTTGTGCGGGATCCCGATTTCAAGATTATCGAGAATGACCTGGCTGTACGGATTCCGTAAACAAATGGGTCTGTCATCCAGATATTTGTTGCCGTCGATTTTTATAAACATGGTTCCCCCTACACCGGCACCACAAAATGATTGTGCACGTGTCGAAAAATACTGTGGTAGCCAACATTAAATTGCTTCGCCACTTTTCTATAAGATTGTTGCAAAACAAGCTGTTCAATTTCGGTGCGTTGCGGGTGTGTGCAAATTGTACAAAAACGCCCACCCCCCATGTGTAAACCATATGCAAGTCGGGCCTCCGGGCCAGATAATTTAGAAACGGGACCAATATCGGATTCCTCTTCGGGATTCGGTAATTCTATAGTTGCAACGGTTTCGACTTGAGCAGCTTGCCCGCGATAATCTGACTTTGCCATCGATATTCCCCTCCCTTGTCGATATCAAACCAAACAAGTCCCATATGTACGGTTCCCTCGCATTGCCGCACACCATACTGTGAGTACGCCTGCATCCCGGGCCCTGTCATGACCAGATGGTCCGGTCCGCCAGCGAAAACATGGTAATGAACGTGGTGGCGAACCAGCACCCGCGCGGCCTTCCGCTCTTCCCAGTCGGCCCAAAGTTTTTCCCACAGATGTTGTCTCAAAATAGGTGTTATCCGGCCATGCGGTATCACGCTCCTGCCAACTTTGTGACGAATATTGAAAAGCACACCGTTAAAATCCACCCACAACATATCGGTCAGTTTTTCGGCACTCACCTCCCTGGCCACCTGCCGCTCCCAGTCTTCCGTGACTCCCGTGTGATACGGAGTTCCGAACGTCATGAGATTATGTTTAGCCCGGAACAACTTGATCACTTGCGCGGCCATCGAGCACTGCTCGTCCCGGTCCGCCGTGATCAGCTCTCTCGAACCATTCTTTGTTCCCTTGCCGTCAATAGCGTCCCCATTGTAAATCAGGGCATACACAGGCTGCAGCTTCTTCGCCCAGTACACTACGAAATCCCAAAGCAACCGCTGTACCTCGGCGTACTTCTCGTACTCGTGCCGCAGGTACTTGTCCTCCGGATACGGTTTTTGGTACTGCCAGGCCGGCGGGGTCAGTCCGGCCCTATGCCCCGAATGGCCGTCCCCGATAATTACTATTCGCTTCATATGTCCTCCTCGGGCGGGATAGATACCGCCATATTTTCCCTACACATCCTGCAGGTTTCCACGTCGCCTCCCATATGTTTCAACAATTCACGCCGGGCTTAAAATCAGATTTCTGCAGGTCATCCAGTTCTTTGATCAAGGCCAGCAATAGATCAAGGTAGTTTTGGGCGTCTGCAATCCGACCTCTAATGTCCTCGCTATATCTCTCCCGGCCCTCGGTGCGGATGTAGCGCATGATAGAATCCATATGCTTTTGCATGTAAATACCAACTACCGTGAACGGGTGAACATCGAACATACCCGCCAGACGCTTGAAATTGTCATGGCGGTCTTTGCCATCGGTGTAATCTCTGCTTTTCACATCGCAGAGATCAAAACGGACAGCAGTACGTTCCTCGCGGTGCCGTAGGAAATCTATGTTTTTCATACTTTCTCCTTCGTAGCTTTCGCTTGATAGTGACGGACAAGTTCATTCCGCTCCTCAACCCGCCGCCTGGACTTCTTCCTGGGCTTCTTCTTGCGACACGTCGCCCGTGGTGGTTCCAACTCCTGCTTCGCCACCCTATCCCTGAGATTCCTGAGTTTGTTTCGCTTCTTTTTGTCCACGTCGCCTCCTAAAAGTAGTTGACGTGGCGCATAAGGTAGGCTATATTTACAGTGTTACGCGCCTACCATAGCGCCAAGTTCCCCTTCCGGCCCGGTTGCCAAGCTGGGCCGGAACTTTTATTTTTTCTCGTTTATCCAAATCGTCATTTTACTTCCGCCGTATGATCCCAAATACCACTCTATATGATCCAATTCCAAAACCAAATTCTCAAACAATAATAACCAACTCAAAAATCGATAATAGTCGAATGCGTATGGTTCCCGTTCTTTGGGAAAAGTACTCAAATATTTTTCTTTCAGTGCATCAACATCTAGGTCTTCTAACGCCCGACAAACTGTGAATACCTGGAAATCAGAATACTCTCCTGCACTGATAAGAAATTGACTATCCTTTGGTATTACCCTTTTCTCAAATTCTCTTTGCTTCATCATGCCACCCCCAAATCCGTATATTTCGTAAACTCCGGTTTGAACATCACAACAAACTCTTCCACCGGACCGTTCCGTTGTTTCGCCACATCTACTATGGTCTCATAGGTCTCGGCCTTGCGGTCGCGGTGTAAAAATATGACCATATCCGCGTCCTGCTCTATCTCGCCGCTCATCCGGAGCTCGGCCAACGTCGGGCGCCTGCCCTCGGCTTCCCGGCTCAACTGAGACAACACCACCACGGGAATATCCAGTTCCCGCGCCATCCATTTCAGATTGTGAGATATCTCGCCCACCCGCTCGAAGGTCCGCATCTGAGAGTTGCCAAAGTGAATGAGCGTAAGGTAATCTATGAACAATATCTTGCAGCCCATCCGCACCAGCCGGCGGGCCTGGCTACGAATGTCGGATAGTTTGTATGAGTGATGGTCGAAATAAATGGACAAGTTTGCCAGCTTATTACAACCATCTATCAGCCTGGAAAAATCGCCCGTTTGCAGATACCCGGTGCGCATATTCACGATATTCACCGAGGCTTCAGCAGCCAACAGTCTGTGCGGGGACTGGGATTGTTCCAGCGAGAAAAAACCCACCATATGCCCCGCGCCGGCTGCGGTTCGAGCCATATGTAACGCGAGCGCGGTCTTGCCGATCGATGGTCTTGCCCCAATAACAATAAAATCTCCGTTCTGAAACCCGCCGGTCAAAAAGTCAAGCTTATCAAACCCCGTCAGCACCCCCGGAAGCTTGCCCCGGTTGTTGTAGCGGTCTTCTATCTGCTCCAGGGCAGTACTCAACAAATCCTTCAACGGTTCCAACTGTTTGGCCCCGGTCGAGAGATGGGTGAGCGCCGCTTCCAGAGCCTCAACGATTTCCCCCGGATCCTTGCCGACATCTATACTGTCTGTGATAGTTTTACCTATACTTCCCAACTTGCGTAAATGAGACAAATGGAGCACTGAGTCAACATAGAACTGAATGTTCGCCGCGGTCATCGGTTCTATCTTCGCCAAATAACTTTGTTCGATACCTCTACACTTGTCTGCCAACAGTGGCAAATCCGGACGCTGGCCGTCCCGTATAATCTGGCCGATTGTCTTGAATATTGTCGCGTGCCGAGAATCGTAAAAGTCTTCAGCAGAAACGGGTATTTCATCGAACGTTGAAACATCGTAAATGACTGAAGACAAGAGTTTGAGTTCGTGGTCTAGGTTATATAAATTCACGCTCTACCTCCGCTATCGCTTGCAAGATCGGGTAGACTTGCTGAGGAACGACTGCGTTTCCTAATGCCCTGAGTTTGTTCACTCTGTCTTTGACTCCTTTGGCAACTCTTGGGATGTCAGGTTCAACCATCCAGTTGGAAAACCCATCAGCCAGGTCACCCATCCCGGGTTTAGCGCACCGTTGAGCGTCTTCGAATCGACAATCTTTTTCAGTTTCGCTCGTGCTCCCGCCCCGCCCCATTTGCAAAGTGCCGCCCCCCCCGTGTCCGTTATTCCGGTCGGTGTCGGCCACATCTTGACTTGCACCTGCAAGCTTGTCGGTGTGTATCTTGGTCCGCCCTTCATCCTGGCCTTCATCGCCATGTGTGCTTCCGGACTCTTGTTGTCGTCGTTCGCCGTTGGCGTGGCCCACAATAAAGACTCGCTCCCGTCTGTGGTTGGCACCCACGCCCGAAGCTGGAAGTACCAACGGAAACACTTCGTATGTCGCAGCTTCCAACGAAGCAAGCAAATTCTCGAAGAGAACGCCTTGTTCGAGACTAAGGATTCCAGGAACATTTTCTGCCAAGACCCATGTCGGTTTAATTTCAAGTATTGCTCTAAGCATCTCCGGCCAGAGGTAGCGGTCATCTTGCTTGCCTCTTCGCTTCCCGGCAGCACTGAACGGCTGGCAGGGGAACCCGCCGGAAACAAGGGTAACTGCCCCGTAGTCCTGATCGGGGAAGTCCCGGATATCACTGACTCGGTGGACTCCCGGCCAGTGCTTCTCGAGCACTTTGAGACAGTAGGGATCCCGCTCGACTTGAGCAACAGTCCGAAAGCCCACCCATTCTGCGGCAATTCCGATCCCCCCGATCCCTGCGAAGAGTTCAACATGGGTCACTTCACCATCTCCGGCCGACTCTTCGACCATCCGCATTTCATGCAGACGCCAGTACCCCGGCCCAGTACTTCTCCGCCACACACAGGACATTTTTTGTGTTCTCTCGGCTTCGACAACTCTAACTTCCCACTCTTCTCATCGTTACGAATATACGTGTGGACAGCGTTAACCCAGTTGCTATAACTTTTCCCGTGGTTCTCGCAGTAGTCGTCTACTTTCTGTATGTACTCGTCGGCCACCGGTTTGCCGTAGCGGTCGCAGAGGTCGGAGTAGTTAGGGTCAGTGAGCAGGACGTGCTTGTTTTCGCCGTATTTATGCCTCTTCGTTACATCCGTTACTGTAACGTTTCCCTCTACTCTCTCTTCTAGTCTCTTCTTCTCTCTGAAAGAGGCCACCCGTTTTCTATTTTTCTCGCGCATGATAGCCAACGCATCCTCGTTCTGGTGTTTGTACCAGTTGAGCAGCACTATCCGTTGGTCCTCGGCAGTCTCTATCATCTCGAGCTTTTGAAACGTATCGAGCGCCAGCCGTACCACGTTCAACGGGCGGTTGAAAAGAGTGGATAACATCTCGTCGGTGTACGGGATATTTTCAGACAGATAGATGGTTCCGCCATCATTACACTTGCCGGCCAATACTAACAACCGGATCCAGATGTAAAACAGCGTGTCGCGCTCAGGCATGGCCTCCATGAGAGTAATCTTTTCGTCTTTGAAGATACCGAGACTGAGCTTAATCCATTTTACTTCAGACATTAATTTCTCCAGATAAAAAATTTATGCATTAGCACCAACCTCGGTAAAATATTGATAATTCCGGGAAGAAAATTCTTTGAGTTCTTGTACCTCGGGCTCCGTCAACTCGTGAATATTCTTCATCGCACTAAGGGGAAAGTATATTTCTTCAGTGCCTTTTCCATTCCGCTGTCTCAGTGGGTATAGCAATTCCTTGCGCTTCCAATATATTTGATGCGGTTGCATTAGATCGTGCAGCTTATTCCCATAAATGGATTTCATATCTTCATCAACAAAAAAGATCCAAACATCAATATTGTATTTTTCTTGCATATATAAATATTCGTTAAACGTTTTTAGATTGATTCCCGTATCTGGATAAAACGATCTTCGAGCCTTGGCTTTAGAATCTACAATACATAAATATTTTTTGTTTTTGGTCGCACATAATCTATCGAATGGGTGCGCCCCGTCGACCTGCGGAAAATACGGAATCAGGCCGATTGATTTTAGATATTTATCTATTATGTCTTCACCGAGATTACCCTTTTGTGTTTGAATTTGGTCATTCCAATTCATTGCTTAATACCGGGGCAATCCCCGGCCTCCTTGTTCGTGGAAAATATTCTCCGATGGTGCCCGGGCATAACCCCTTTACCATCTCGTAAAACTCTTCAGGTTTTTGGCTGTGTTTCCGCAATGGGCCACGAAGAAGCGTTGTTTGATTTGTAAGCTGGTGGATGGGCTTACCTTTAACCGCCATGATACAAAACTCAGATTGTGAACGGAGCCAGCTACCAGTTCCCATCCTATCTTTTACCCATGTAAGAATTGCCACATCACGGAAACCCCAGGCATCAAGGATATCGAATGAATGGCGCATGAACTTGTGAGTAGTCCATAGCCACAAGATGCAATCTTTCTTCGCAGCTTTTTCTATTGGGGAATCCTTCATTTCCGTGATTTCTTCAAGATCCATCTCTGGATATGGGCATGTCCCTCTTCTCGTTTGAGGATCATATTTTGTCCCATAAGGCCAGGGAGGATCGATTATCAGCACATCCCAAGGGCCGGTTTCGGTGTAGATCGCTTGTTTTCTGATATCATCAATTAGCTTTTTGCGTTCTAACTTTCTCAGTTCATTGACGGGCTTATAGTAGGCAGGCGGTTTCCGCTGTTCTTCCAGGGTAATTACAACCGCTTCAAGTATTTTTTCATCATGTACCAGCGCATCATAGAAGCGGCGGGCATGCTCCCTTTCCCCGCGATCTGACCCTACATAGGTCTGTGTAGGGTCAGCCTTTCCCTTTAACATGGATGCTTCCCCCGACCCTAGCAATTCACCCAGCTTTGCATGAGCTAACCAGGTTTCTATCAGTCCGGTTATCGTAAGATCAAGTAGCTGTTCCTTCTGTTCTTTCGCATCCTGCAGGCTCTTCGTTGCTTCAATTACGGCCAGTCGCGCTTTATGCTTCTCTTTGCCGATCTTAACGAATTGTTGGAGTTCTTCTATCGTTGCGGGCAAATTCTCAATGTGTTTCGTAATGTTCGCCAAAGTTCCCCTCCCTCTTTACAGGGGACCGTCGGCGTGGTAGGCTTAACTGCTCTGTTGGCCTACGCCGCAGTCCCGCCCGGTTCCCGGTTGCGCCCGGGGCCGGGTGTTATTTATATGCTACGTATTTGTGGCCCAATGATCAATATTTCTCATGTTGTTTTTTCCCAGCGTACCCCAGTCCTGGTATGTAGACGCACGGCCTTCCATCCCAACTGACGAAGTCTTCCGGTGACCGTATTTGCATGATATCCAATTTCTTGAGCTAACTGAGCAGCCGTTTTTTTATTTAAATTTGCTATCACATATTCCATGAGTTCAGACGCTATCGCCCGGGTTCTCACCATTTTGGGAGCGCGACCTTTCTTCACCAGTCTCGCATAATGCAACATCAGATTCCCCGCAACCGCATAAAAAATATCTGCAATCTCCGTCCAAGTCCTGCCTTCCCCCACAAGCTCAATCAAATACTCTTCATTCTCCGGGGTCCACTCCACATGAAATTCAGTGTCGCCTTTTTCGGGCTTGCAAAAATCTAGGCTCATCAACCGGGTATAAGCGTCGCCGGTCAGTCGGTGTGGATATGGATATCTGCAACCCGAGTATCGGTACACGCTCCCCTCCCGTGGGATTACTTACTTCTCCAATAGTTGGTGAGCTTTCGTAGCTATATCAATCGGTTTATTCCATGGATGATCGGCTATATCCTTCAGCCCTTCCTCCAACTGCTTCACCCGCTCTTGGAGGCGGCGGTTGTCGGTTGTTTGTTTGGCGCGAGTAGATAGCCTATCTCTGATCCATTTGATACATTCGTCAATAGTTTGAAATTCGGAACCGCCGGGAGTCAGATTTCGGAGATCGGCCACGGCTTCCATTTTCCCGTCCTCGGCTCCCTCGTTGTAAATATCCATTCGCTGATCCTTGAGAACGTCGTTGTATCGCTGCAACTGTGCGAACCCGGCCTCGGCTTTCTCGCAAGCATCGACAGCCCACAACAGTTCTTGTTCCAACCCGGCGATACGGGCCTCGGCTTTATCTGCTCGGACAGAATGGAATCGAACAGCATCATCCTTATAAAAACAGAAATGTCTCTGCCAGGTTCGGCATTCTTTTAATGCCCACTTCCGGTGGCGGCGCTGGTAGGTATTTTGGTCAAGCAATTCCTCAAGATGTATGTCAGCATCTATTTCCTGTTGCACCCGCAGCCGCTCTATCTCCCGATCCTGCTCGGCTTTTCCAGCACGGTAGCCGTCTTGATATCCGCCCTCATAGCCTCTATCCATTAACTTGTCACATACATGAAGCGATGCTCCGGTGTAGCCTAAGTCTGCACCACAGTAAACACATTTCTCACTCATTTCCCCTGCTCCTTTAGCCGCTCGGCTTCTGCCCGTACCCATGCTATCCTAAGAGCTGGCGCGAACTTACAAATGACGTCCGCCATCTCATCTATCCCCTCTTTCCGGGCTTCAGTGGCTACGGTGCGCAAAATGCCTTTCGTGATTGCTATACTTCTCGATCGAAGAATCGTTTCTGCTGCATCGTGTATCCGTCCCTCAATCATGGTTCCTCCTACAAAGTCAGCGCCAACTGAAGGGCCTCGCCTGTCGTCCCTTCGGTGGATCGCTCCGCCCGATCGGTAGCCACGTTCACCCGTCTATAACATTTGCCGCACACCTGCCGATACTTCAACCCATGTTTTGCGTCCGGCGGCACATCGGTCTCGCGGGTATCATCCGGATCTAATTCGCGCCTACATCCCGGCATTTCACATTTCACAACGAATCTCCTTTGACAACACAATCACTGATATTGTCTTTCATCTTCCCGTGAATATAGGTTCCCCACACCACCCAGCGCGACATTTTGGCTATGTGCTGCATCGGTATATATACCGATGCAACAAGTCGGTGTCTCGGTGTTCCGGGAATCTCCCGCTTCAGCATATTCTTGACCTGGTGCTTGAGTTGCACAAATCGCCATCGGGCATAGAACCATTTATTCACCCCGCGCCGCAGCAAAATCATCCGCAACACTTCAAGCTGGTACTTGTCCAGCCCCAAGAGCTCTTGAGCGTCCCGAATAATCAGTTCCGGATGGTCCTGCTTTTCGTTCCAGATGGTTTTAGGATCCAACACAGACTCCCAACAACTCTTCCGTCTTCTGCCTAAACCCAGCCTCGAGTTCGACAAGTTCGGCCACCGTGTACTTCCGGGTGATTTTCTCAAGCCGCCTGAGTTCGTCCACCACCTCCCGGCCGTAGTCAATAAGCATCTGCTCAAGATATTCCAGCGTCGCGCCTTCTCTTGAGTAGTTGCAGCGGACACATTGCGCATGAATCCCCCGAGTATCAAAAAGAATCGCATTACCCCGGCCAGGGATAAAATGACCAGCCTGTAACTGGGCAAACTTTTTATTTTCGCCGCAGGTGTAGCACCGTCCGTATTCCGGGCTCCCAGTAGTCTTTAGACAATCCCGGGTACGGACGTACCTGCTACAGGCAATCCAAGTTTTTCGTTTTTGTGTGCCGAGCTTTGATTTTGCCAAGTTCCCCTCCCGATGAAATTATTGCGCCGCTTTCTCAAGTTCCCTAATTTTGGTTGCGCAATCTTTAAGTTGTGCTTCCAACATCAACTCTCTATCACGAGCTTCGCACCTAAGCCCACTCTTTAAGAGTTCAAGGACGGCCTCGACTTTCTTATTTCTATTGTCAAGACGAATAAGCGACCTGCCTCGCTCCGTATATTTTTTAAATAGTTGATTATACTTTTCTTCGATCTCCCATTTCTTTTTTTGCCAACGTCTTACCTCGGCCTTAGCTTTCATCACCCTTTCTCTTTCGCACTGCCAGCGATGTTCTGCATCTTTAAGCTGGGCCTCGGCCTTCTCAGCACGTAATGTATCATTGCGTTTGAGATAATTATTTGCTATTTTGCGCAAGGCCCTTGCTTCCTCCAAAGCCCACTTCCGGTGTCGGCGTTGATAATCCGTCTCTTTGTTTTGCTTGTTCCACCGACCCCATCCATCCCGTAGCCGCTGTATCTTCCGGTCCTGCTCTTTGACCTTGGAGAGAAGTCGAGGGACAACATCAAGGAAAACTGACCAATAATCCACAAGCATCGTCGGATTCCGAAATTGCTCCAGCCACTTCTCTATCCCCTCCAGCTTCTTGCTATCTACTTTAGTCATTTCCCTTTCTCCTTTAGCCACTTCCCAACTCTTCAACAGACACTAAATCTCGCCAATTTCTTAAATACTGATCTAATTCATCTTCTTCAATATGTTTGATTAATGCGTTCTTGGCCTCATCCCCGTCTGGATATTCGCCCTCTATGTATCCGTCCCAAGTTATTCGGTAATATGGCATCCCTCCTCCTTCAGCCGCTTAATAGTTTCGATCAATCTATCTGAATAGCTACGAGCAAGACCAAGCGTGGCTCCCATAACGTCATAAGCAAGTTTTATTGCCACATCCACTGCCTCCTCTATCCCCTCTTCCCGGGCTTCGGCGGCCACGAGAGAATCGCGAGTATTCCATGCTTCTATTGCCTGTGCTGGTGTGTGATAAAAGAGTCTTACACTTGCCCCACAATTCGTACAATTTATCATAAAATCATCTGTGTCGGTAAAATCTTCTGTATATTTCATTGCTGTGGGATTATCTGCTGCTCCTCCACAAAATGGACACGGTTTTAGTTTTATCATCCCTGCTCCTTTGGCCACTCGGCTTTCTTGTAAATATCCCCTACGTAGATATACTGAGGCCCCGCATCATCCCATCCCTTAACCCATCTTACTATCTCATCTATTCCCTCTTTCCGGGCTTCGGCGGCTACGGTGCGGAGAAGCTTGGCCGTTTCTTCCGCAAAGGGTGTCGCTAATTCCTTTATCCGTTCCTAAGTCATCTCCCATACTCCCGAATCAAATCATCTATCGTTATCGAATTGTTTATACAAGCCATGATCGTGCCCTCGATGAGCGCACCCATCTGTGCCTTGGTATATTCTCGCGTACTTTTCATGAACACGATTTTGTCGTAGATTTCCACAAACTCACCCGCCCATTTCGGCGGCTCAAAACTCTCATCGTAAGGCAGCCATTCTCCCCACGAATATTTGAGTTCAGCCTTGCCGTGGTCCCGGGTGTACCCCATGGCCGTGGCGTACCGATCTCTGAGTTTGTGGAAATACCGACTAGCGTTCTCGGAGCGCCCAGACTCCCACTCAGTAAGCTTCATCTCGATGTGAGTACCGTCTTGGTACGCCGAGCAAAAATCCTTGATTTTTTCAGGCTCCAGAGGATGAAGTGTTTTGTTCTTGACGATACACTTGATAATTTCCATCACAGATCCCCGTTTAATACCGTCTCAGCTTCATTTCCCCGTACGGGGGAGCCATTACGTGGCGCCTCCTGTAACAATTCAAGAAGGAGCGGTTTCAGCATGTCTTTTAGGCCTTGACGCTTGAGATGTTTCTTCGCATCGGCCAGTGCCGAATACCGCACAAACTCGCTCGTCGTGCGCCCATTGGCCCGTGCCGAAGCTTTGATAATCTGATATTCCGTATCGGTAACACGGTAGGTTCTCTTCTTGCGGATCATGCAAATTCCTTTTTCCATCTATAGCCGATCAGCGCCGCTTTCCACACCGTTTCATCGTAGCGATCACTGTGTTCCACAAACTCGTACTTCCCGGTGGGCTTGAGATAAACACACGCCCGCCGGCAAGGTCGTCCAGCCAAATACTTGTAGCCGGCTAACTGAATTGCGTGCCACGACATTTTCTGACCACTCTTAATATCAAGAACGTAGTGCTGGCCCTGGATCCGCGCGAACCTATCAACAGTTCCCGCGCATCCGCGATCCTTGCCGCCTACCATGACCTCACAAAACAGAATCTCCGCCCCGGTGTCTCGCTTGAACTTCTCCCACGCCTCGGCATATGAATACAGGGGATGAAGCATCAGAGTGTTGAGCGTCTTCTCGCCCTCATCGATCTGTTGCGTAAGTAAATGAACCTCTGTACCCCGGTCCGCCGATCCTTCAGTAAAGACTTTGGGATTGTAGAATCCCTCCGCCCCCAGTATGGTTGTCACTGAGGGCAGGAGGGTTTCGTCTTCAGTATAGGTATGGTTCAGAGCATCAAAGACAATCACGCCGATCTCGCTCCCACCTGTTGATCGGAGTAGACCCGGATTCCGGGAATGCTGGTTTTGTCCTTGAGAGCTTTGACCACACCCTGAATCTTCCGTTCGTCCGGGATCATGTAGTCCCTGGGGATCTGCTTCACGTCCACGATCTCGAAATGCCAAACTTCGGTGAAAGAGATTCCCGCCATCTTGGGGATCTCAGTTTCCAGGGTGGGTCTGGCAAGCATGATCTCATCGTCCAAGATCGATTCGTCACCGTTGGCCTCGGCCTCGTCCAATAACTGATCTTCTGCTTCTGCCTTGAGCTCAGCCAACCGCTTCTGTTCTTCTTCCCGGCGCCTCTGCTCCTGCTCGACCCGGTACTCGCCGAGCTTCTTCTTGACGATGATCTCAGCTTTTTCCAGGGGTCTTTTGTAACCGTTGATTTCGGCCAAAATCTTTTGTTTTTCAGCTTCGGCCTTTGCCCGTCTAGGTTCAAAGCAATCCTTGACCTCTTTCTGCTTACCCTTGATCCCCTGCAGGAACTCGGCGGTCTCCTGGAACTGTTCGTCGTTAGTGATTGCCAGCTGTTCCATTTTGGCAAGAATCTGATCCACGTCCTGCCGGAGGGCTACTTCGTTTTTTGATTGTCCGAATAGTGCGATCACAGTAACCCTCCTTAAAAAGGGATGTCGCTGTCGAAATCGTCTGGACTCGGGACCCCGTTGTCACCGTTGATCAGTCCCAAGATCCAGTTCGGCGTGTATCCCGGCTGTTCCGGCTTCATCTTCTTCTGACCCTTGTGCAGCCCCGTGATGCTGGCTACGTTCACAAACGTCTTGCCGGAACCACTGGTCTTTTCAACCATGTTGAGATTGCAGTTGACGTTGAGAAGCATGTCCAGCTCAAACCCGGCTCGTTCCTCCGGAGTGAACGCCTTCCCCCTCCAGGATTCCAGATCCTTGCTGAGATTCGAGCGTTCGTTCAGGCTCGCAGTGTACTTCTTGGTCACGATAAACCGTTGGCCCGAAAACTCGCCTTCGGCCCGGCGTTCCTCGAGTTCCCACACAACTACTAGTTGGTGGGTAGGCTTCCCCCCGTATCCCTCCTGCATACCCAGATCGTGTATGGCACTGCATACCCCTGGTTGTACGCCCGTAGGGATCGCCTCGAAATCCCTCGCCTCATCTTTGACTACCATCTATAACTCCTTCCCCCGTCAAGCCGTTAGGTCAGCCACTTAACACTTCCAGTTGACACATCTGTCAACTTTACGCCTTTAGTAAGATCTCCTATCCTGCCAATTTTTTTAGAATATATATTTCCGGTGATGTTTCGAGCCAAAAGATTGACAACTTCCAATCTATGGCCATAAGACAAGCAATAAGCAAAACGGCACATCCCAAAACCAGAAACACTATCCATCCGCCGTCAAACTCACCCCATTTGCAAATGATTGCAACAACCATTAGGACAAACAGGACAACCGCCATAAGCATCACAATGAGCCAAGCCGTGTGATATATCCCTAGCCTCTGCCCATACATCACAATCAACTTGCGCATCAATTCGGGCGCTATCGCCTTGAATTGAACCAACTGCTCATATGCCAAATTCAATAACTCATCCATTTTCTACCTCCTGGCCCGTATAGCCGTTAGCGCAGCTTTAATTTGTTTCCCCTCCCGGTCTTTCATCAACTTCGACCTACACTCGTCGCAAATACCGTGAGACACCCCGCCATTCGTGGTCCAGCGGCGGCCCAGCTCTTTGCGACACCAAGCGCACACCGTAATCATCTGCTTCAAAGTGTCGTCGCGTACCACAGGAATATCCCCATCCAGGCAAGAGCGTAGATACCGTAGATCGCTTTCTCGACTTTAGGATCGATCATCACGCAACCTTTAACATTAATTGTTCTAAATATCTTTTCCAAAATTTACGATTATGATTTGTTTTTGTATGACAACTTCTACATAACGATATTAAATTATCAAAACTCAGATTTTTTTTATCATAATCAATATGATGAACACATAATCTTGTGCCATTCTCTGGCGCACCACAAACCATACAAGTACGTTGATCTCGATTCCGTATCGTTTCTTTTAAAGACTTTCTCCAGTCAAATGGATATGGTTCGAATGATATTCCCCCACGCCATGAATGTATTTGCTCTCCGTGTCGTTGACGCTGTACTGCGTCATAACATTTTCTACTACAATATTTCCTTACACGACCAGATCTCCTGATTTTGCAACGCTCCACTTGGAAACGAATTCCACATTTTTCACATATCAAAAAAACTCTCGGAATTCTTATTCTGCGTTTATAAATACTTAAACATTTTTTTCCACAGGTTATTTGATGAGAAGAAGGCACTACTTCAAAAATATTATTACAAATTAGACAATATCTTTTTTCTCGAACTCGCTTGTCTGGCCAAGGACCAGATCGTAAAATTGCCCCACATTCTTTACTACATGTTTTCTGATTTGGTTTCCGCGACAGATACACTTTGCCGCACACAGCACATGCCCTCTCGGATGGGCCACCATGCCAATTGGGATGTTTGTTACCACATTGATAGCGAGATAACCACTGACCATAACATTTGCTTGAACAAAATCCATAATCCCGCCCATGATAGCAACATGATCTATCTTGTTGGGGAGTTAAAGGTTTGCCACATATTTTACAATTCATATCAACACCGTGCTCATTATCGCTTCTCTTTGTTTAACATATTACAGCATTTGAAAGCAGAAGTCAAGCTAGTTTGGAAAATATTTTGATTTTTTTTGTTGCATAAACTACACAAATGTTGTATATTGTTTAACGAAATGAGCAAACGTGAAGCGAAAGTCATTACGGTGGGGGTCCGGGTAACGCCAGAGTTCCACGTCCTACTCAGGAAATACGCAGACAAAGAACACCGGACAGTAGCCAACTTTATGCGGAGCGTGGCAAACCAGTATATTGAGAATTTGGAAATAGGACTTGACGAGTCAGATAAGACGTGATTAACTTTCATCATCGGTGAGAGAGGCGGGGGGAATGTCGGTACCAATGACACCCCCGCCCCCTCTTTTGTCCCCTCTCCAGCTTCTTCATACCGGATTCAAATAAGCACAATCACCAAAATATTTTGAAGCGGCCCGGTTATATGCACAAGCAGCCTCGCTTTCTGAGTAATAAGAACCTAATGAATATTTTTTAGAATTAAACTGAATAGAAGCAACCCATTTCCCCGATGGTTTGCACAAACATACCCCACGATACTGGGAAGTACCCCGTCCGGGAATACGAGCATTGCACTTATTTTGCCCTCTTGTGCAAACTCGCAAATTGCTTTTGCGATTGTCTAGACCGTCAAAATTGATGTGATCAACATCCATACCTACGGGCGCACCGGTAATCATTCGGTGCATCCCTATGTGCCGATATCCTCGGGATGTCAATTCGTTTGTAATTGCATACCAATTTTGTCCTATGTGAGCAGCACACCAAACTCTGTCCTTGATTTTGCCCCAGTCTTCGGCATCAATCAGGGCATATTTATCTTGTGTTAGGGGAACGAGTCTTGTATTCTGTCTACTTGTGGATTGGTAGTTTACGCTCGATGGACATGAGGCGTTGATCGACAGTTTCCCGCCATTCTCCGAGTTCGTTGAAGAAAGACCAGAAGGTGACCATGAAAACCCGGTAATCGCACTCGATTTTCTCGATATCCTTACGGGATTGGATTCGCGGGGTCGTTGGGGGGTTGGGAATCGGTGTAAAAGTACGCATATTGTCCTATTTCGTAGAGACCATATTCTGTCTACTTGTGGTACCCGATCCATTTTTGTTCCCCTCACCTTACAATATTACACCGATTTCGAAAAAAAAGTCAAGGGCTAATTGAATAAATTTTTAAACCTTGCCCATACGGTCCATTTGGAAGATACAATTTGTCCTTCGGGCGCTCGATGTATCGGACGATTCGCTTTCTTCTCACGGCGCCGATCTTTCCAATATACAAAGCCAAAAATGAGACACGCCAGCATAACAAACGCCATTCCACTTAACATCTTTTCACCAAAAGAAAAACCTTCCGGCTCTGGATTAATCAAAGAAACGAGCGGAAGTATAATGCCACAGAATAGCAAGGTACCAGATATCAAAAGTATGGTTTTCTTGTGATATCTGAAAAAAAATCGGAAACGGAATCGCATACTATCATCGCGTTGCGCTTCCATGTCCACATTCATCCCCTCTCTCCTCTAAAATAACCCGCCCCGGATGCTATGACCGGGCTAGGTGATTGCATCCTGAAAAGGGCGGATTTGATTTTCATGATTGGCCCGATCATGATATAAACATATCACCCCCGCAAAAAAAAGTCAAGGGGGTAGAAGCTTTTTTTGAAAATATTTTGATACCATTTGTACCTTGACCCATGCAACTAAACGGTAGTACATTACGTACCATGAAACGCATCCGCCTCGTCTGCCTCATCCTCTCAATCATGCTCGTGGTGATCGGTATCGTCGGGGGGTTGCGCGAAATGGGGATCTACTCTACCCCGTTCAATCAGTTCAAGTATGTGATAGGAAGTATCATAGGGATGTTGGTGTATACTGCAGGTGTGTGGGTGTTGTATGGGGTGGCCGCCGGCATCCGCTTTATCGTGTTGCGGCAAAAGCACCACCGGCCAGTATGACGATAAGTTCAATCAGCGAGAGGGTCCGCCAAATTTTCTTGCGCCGGATCTCCTTCGCCGTTCTCTTCTGATAGTCTTCGAATGAGAGCTTCAAGTTGTCTGTTTGCGTCTCGACCAACCGCAATTGCTTCTCGGCCTCTACGAGCTGCGTCGCCGATCCGCCCAAAGCTTGCTTCAAGTTCTTGATTTCTTCTATTAAGGCTGTCGCTTCTCTCTTCAATAGCCCGAGCTCTCTCCCCTGCTCTGTCTGCAGACTCCTGGCTGTCTGCAACTCCGCCTCGAGCTCGTTCAACGCTTTCTCGACCTCGTTCAACGCTATCTGAAACTGACTGGATATCGCTTTCAACTCGTCCACCAGCGGTGTCGAGCCGAGAGGGGCCAAACAGAGTATCAAGAAAAGACAGACCATTCTGAACCACATAGAAAGTACCCCCTAAAAGTACAACTAAGGTAAAAAGTATAATGAGCCATTTACGTTTCATGTTTCATGTTTCCCCCATACATACACAAACCACGTCTCGACAAACACCCACACCAGCCAACACCACCAGCAAGCGTAGCCGAGGATGTCAGCGATTGTTTTCTTGATCGATGCTCGTTTGACCATTCTGTTTGCGCTTCAGATAGTTTCCAAAGAATGCGGCCAACACCTCGGGGCCGATGAATATGGCGATAATCATAGCCAGCTTGGTCAGCTCGTCAATCGTGGCCCGGGTCTTGCAGAAGAGAATGATCAGTCCCGATACCAACAGTGCGGCCACGGTAACAAACAGGGCAATCGCACTACCGTACTGAATGACCTTAATCGACTTCATCGGACACCCTCTACATCATTCAAGAATCTGACCCATTCGTCGGGATTTCGCACGAACCACCGTGGACAATCTTTCCCCGTACAAAAATGGTGCGTGAAAATATCGTCTTCGGTCAGCCCAAATTCTTGGCATAGCCAGGCGCACAGTTTGACAGCCGAGTGCCAGGTCTTGTCTGTGTACCGCCCGTCCCAATCCAGATGACAGGTCTCAATACCAATCAGACACCCATTCGGATAATCCCCGAAGATCCTCTTCGCCTCTTTGGTTGTCTGCGGTGTCGGTCCGGCATGGTGAGCTACTTCATCCAATGGAACACACTGGAGGATCTCACCATCCAGCCCCACGATCAGATGTGCCGATCCGTACCCGTGTTTCCCGTCTTTTCGCATTTCAAAATAGGCACGGTTGAAAAACGCCGTGGTCCAGGGATTGCCGACCCAGTGCATGATCAGCCCCTTGACCCTGTGCAACGGGGTCTGTGGGCGTGAGTATTTGTTGGGTGTCAACAATTTCTGCGTTATCTCGATCATAAAAGTGTCAGGAGCAATCCCCCTCCTGCCGCCACTACCAGCGAAATTCCACCACCTACCAACAACCATTTAAGTTTTTGCCTTGCTTCCAGGGCTTTTTTGCCGGGTATGTCTTCGAGTTCATTCAACTGCCCCGCCTGGCCGTTGACCTTGCCTCCGAGTCCCTGGACAACTTTTTCCAAATGTTCCGTACAAGTTTCTAGTTTCGCCGTAGCCACCCGTTGTAGATCATGACCTTGTCGCAACTCCGTGACAGCCTCACCCAACACCCGTACCTGCGGCATGTACATCTCCATAGTGCCTATACGGTCGACTATGCCCTCGGTTTTACGGTCGATGTGCTTCTGCAGCATGTCGCGGTAATGAACACAAGTACCGTCTCGGGCTTCCAAAGCCTTTGTGTGCAGATCCACGACCAGACCCTTGAGCTCGGGAAGAATCCTGTCTTCAACGGCTTTCACAATCTTCTGTTTGAACCCGTTGTCCAGAAAGTCAGTGATATCGGCCAAAAGTTTGGTTTGTAGTTCAGCGTAGGTCATTCGATAGCCCCCCACCATTCTGGTGATATATCGGGTTTGTGGCCAATATTGTCATCCCGAAGACTTTCGTACCACATATCATACCGGACGATATCACCCTTCATGTACATTTCGTTTGGCCACCACAACTCATCTAAACCCGTTATCACAATCGTGACAGAACCGGTTTGCGGTACAGATTGCCAATAACAAGCACCTAAAGCTAAAATTATGAGCAACAAAAACACAAATCGCTTTTTCATCATTCCCCCAATAAAAAAACCGGCGCGGGCCGGTCTTTTTTTGCAAGCAGAAAGTGGCAATTCCGACACTTTATGCAAGCAAAATATACATATTTGTAGATTTTCGTTAACGTCTGTTTTTTAACATCATGCCGAAATCAATCCTTTACCTCTTCGATAACCCGTTCAACCATCTTCTTCGGTGTCGAATAGGGAATCCCGAACGTCGTCAACAACATCTCTGCAGTTTTGTCTACGCATCGAAGCGCTTCTTTGTGTCGCTTCTTCCTGGAGGGAAGCGAAAACATTCTAACGAAATGTGCGCCGGCACTGACCACGGTGTTTAGATATCGGAGTACGGGTACAGAAAAGTCATACCCGGCATATGTGCCCTTCTCTATTTTGCTGGTAAGAGATTGAAACACATCCCGGACGATATAGAACATACTCACCCAATTCTTGAGCAACCGGGTATAGATTTTGTCATCGTCATCCCGGCCATAAATACGATTTCTCAATTCATCAATGGCTATATTCCCTATCGTGTTGACAAGCATCACAGAAACAATAGCCCGGGCCGCCCGCTTGGTAGCCAATTTGTTTTTACTGCGCACGGCATCATTCACGGTACGACGCAACAAGTTGAGGGCCTGATTCGTGAAAGTGGTGAATTGGGTCATCATCTTTTCCAACGGTGCCCCGCGCGAGATAGAAGACCGATGCTCCGGGGCAAACGTGGGCTGGGTTCTATTGGTTGCCCATTCTGCAAACCGATAGGCCTTCTGCATCTTCTCTTCAGCGGTCAACTTCGCAATGTCTTTGTCTCGCATATCAAGGGCAGTTCTTACCTCTTCAGACAACTTCTCTTCCTGAAACTCGGACAGTACCTGTAGCACCGCACCCTGCATCCCCGGAGTCACCGTTTGCTTGTCAAACCATTTAATTCCGCCCATCATCTTTTCGGGTAGCTTGGCCTTGCCTTTGTACAACCGTTTCGCCGTTCCAGCTTTTTTCGTAACTTCCTGGACATCCCGACTAAACCCTCCTTCGATACGTTCAAGATATTCAGGAGAATAAAGCTTGTGCCGTTCTATGAGCTCCTTGGGATGAGTCGCATAGTCCACAATTCCTTGCAACAGATATTTTGGTTTCACATATGTAGAATACATACTGTAGGATAATGGCTGCTTGAACATGACAAATGGGTTTAGGCCTAAAATTGCGGTAGATAACCGAGCACGCATCTTGAGCATCCCTTTTTGAACGTCTGTATAACTCTTCTGTTCTCCGGCAATATCCCTCAGCCCCTTTTCAATTTCATTCCACGTTTCTTTGCCATACCGGAGCGTCATCTGTCCTCGGAAGTTCTTGTTGTACAGAAGTTTGCTTGCGTCACTCAAAGGAATCTCCAGCCCGATATATGCAGCAGCATTCCGAACGGACCTGTTGATTACCTCAGTCAAAGGGTGAATATAGATAGGCTTGTTAACTCTCCTTCTTCTTTCAAGCATGCCCTTCTCAAGTCCCACCCGGGTCCACTGTCCCCTGAACTGTTCAAGTGCGCTCTCCTTCTCAATATCCATGCCCCGAGAAATCGGCATCACGTCCTTGGGGAAATATATGTCTTCCTTGGGAAGCTCGTATCCGTTCTTCTCCTTGAATACAGGATTCAACCTGTCATACTGCTTTTCAAACAAATTCCGCACCGGGGCGCCGGCAAAAGCCCTTTCGTCCGATGTCAGACTATTCATGATTGCCATAAGAGTTCTGTCAGTTATCGTGTAAATCTGATTGGGATCGGGACCATGCTCAAGCCCAAGCCCATCTGAAATCATGGATTCTCGATTGTCCTCATTCAAAAAGTGATTATACAAAGTCATGCGTTCGTTTCGGGTAAGATCAAACTTCCCTACTTTCACCCGCTCATTCAACCATGCATCCGTGTCCTCGCGCTTAAAACCGGCTTTTTCTAGATCCTTTTGATACGCCCTGAACGTCTCCTGTGGATAACGCAACTGTTCTGTGATACCCTCTTTCACGCCCGCAAACAATACTTTGTCCATGGTGCTATTTGGCCCCGCGAGTTGTTCAATAACCAGATCATAATGATTGTGGCGAAGACCAAAAAAGTTCTTGAGCTTCCGCCCTACAGCCTTGGCTTTTTCTACAGGAGTGATCTTCGAAGATACGATCTCGGCGGAAATCTGCTTGGGCGCCTTCATTTCGTTCATGGCCTGAGCAATAACCAGCGTCGCCCGGTGATCCTTTAGCCCAATACGGATCTGTTGTTTACGGTTCTCAAGATGCGCATGGTGCATGACCGCGGTATAGATATCTTCCACTTCGTCCATGGAAAGATCGCGGATGCTACGTTTATCAAGAGTCTCCAGCCGTTCCTTGATACTGTCGGAAATTTCAACCTCGGGATTGTTCTCGAAATATTTCCGTGTTTTCTCCAGACTGATCACGGTGGATTCCCGGGGCTTGGTAAAATCCAATCCGTTGATCAACTCTCGTATGGGTGCAGCATGCGCCTCAGACATAACATCGAGCTTGCTTTGAACTTTTTTTAGATCATGGATTATCTTGTTCAAATGCTCTCGCTGTTCTCTGCGGGCTATACCTTTTAACCGTGCCGCATGCGTCGCTTTTTTGTGCTGCGCAACACCCACTTCTTTACCAGCGGTATAAGCCTTACCAACAGCACGCTTGCCGGTACCAGTCTTGAGTTCCGCGATTTCCTGCACCAGCTCGGAAACTTTCGTCTCCCGAGCCTCGTCCCGGGCCCGTCGCACTTCTTTTCGAGTATACTTTTCTCCCTCGATCTCAACGACTCGGGATTCCTTCATAGCCTCCTTAATTGCAGGCGCGGGCTCGATAGTTTCCGGAACCGCCCCAATCTCAATTGCCGCCCTTTCTTCAAAAGAGAGCGTGGTTGTCTCTGTTCTGTATCCCTCGGATACCGTCTTAAGCAGTTCTTCCTGTTCCGGAGACATTTTTTCAACTTTGCCTTCTGTTCCGACTGGGCCCCTGACTGGGCCCGCTTTCTGTGCCCGCCGTGCCTCCAAAATGGACGACGTACCTGTCCCCGGAAGAACCATGACCGCAAACGCAAGAGCCGAGTGAATAGCAGTATCTTTCAGTCGGTTCAAAATCTCTTCTGGGGTTGCATGAACCGGAGCAACACCACGACCACCAGGCCGACGAATTTGGAACTCTTTGCCGATCTCTGTTCCCAGTATCGTGACTACTTCCTGTATAATCTCTTGCGCGGTTTCAAAAGTGATATGTTTGCCGTACTGAGTAGCAAATCGCAATGCTATCTTCTTCAGCCCGCCCTCGGCAATTATCTTCTTTGTTGCCCGGGTCACCGCTTTGCGCAAAAGTGTCTGACCACCAGGGATTGTCTTGAACAACTCACTAATCTGGGCAGTCTCAATCAATCCGTTAATTACACCCACCGTAATGCCGATAGGCTTGGCAATCTGGGGATCCACACCAGCAACTAGCATCTCATCATAAGCCAACCCACCCTCGATCTCTACGATTTCCTGAGCACTGCCCGTAGCCATACCAACAGAGAACAACGTCAAAAAGGCACCAGGGATGGTCACAATCTCTTCAGGTAATCCGACTTGTGGGCCCATCTGACCAAGAATGGCCGCTGTTGCAGCACCGCCGGCGCCGGAAACTAAACCCGTCTTGGCTCCGCGCTTGATACCCGCCCACATAACTGGCGCCATCTCGATAGCCGCCAACAACGCCTTCACGGGTAATGATCGCTCCGCAGTCTCCGGGAGCATCATCTTGCCCTTCAGGGTGTCAACCTCCAGATTCATCTCTTCACTCTCGGCGGTAAGCATTTGCCGCCATCGTAATTTACCGAGTTCTACCTGTTGCTGACCGTAATTCCAGACATCTTGAACTTCTTGGGTAAACTTCTTGTGTGGGGGTTTCTCTTCGCCAGTTAGCTGAGTAAGATATTCGTCCACATGATCATAGGCTTCGCCGGGTTCCACGCTAAAATGCTCAGCAACAAATTCAGAATTGTTGATCCTGGCAGCCTCTTCCTCCGGATCGGCGAACTTTGGGAGGGTGAGATTGATTTTTGTCTTGGGTAATGTGTCGTCGCGGGAAGGTTCTACGAGATTCCACCCTTCCGGGAGGGAAACATCGCTTACTTGCGGGGGTTCGTCTACAAACTTCCAGCCGCCGGGTAATTGAATATCGCTCATAATTCAGAAATCAATTCCTTCGTATAGGGATCGCGGATCTCGCGGGTACGTTCATCGTACACGCCGATCTCCCCGTTTGGTCCCTCAATATAATAAAGTTGCGGATCATCAAGAGGTGGCAATACCTCCACGCCCTCGTTCCGCAACCACCCAAGATCCAAATCTTCGAATGACTGGATTCCCAGCGTCCGGAATTGTTCTTCCGTGGGAATACCAACTAATCGCCCATAACGATCAAGTCGTCCCTCTTCCGCCCACTGTTTCATGACTTCTTCGGGACTCATTGCCCGGACCTGCCAGGGGGTACCACCGCGCAATCCCCGCTCGACTCCCCGTATCAGTTGTTTGCGTGCCTTATCGGACATCAGAGGTTTGGTAAAATTCATAAATGCCGCGTCTATCTCATCGGGCATGGGATCACGGCCATTTTTCGTTTTGAAATCCTCGACCCACTGCCCAAAGGCACCCTCAGCCTCGTATTTTTCGCGTTCGCTCTGGGCCGCCGCCTCGAGTTCGTCATCAGCGGCTAAATCTTTCGTCTCCTCGTTATACAGCTTCACAATCCCGTGTTTAGCTGCTTCCACGCGATAGTTGGGTTTTTCTTTACTCAATGTGTCAATTTTGTCATCGATCTTTTTGATCCATTTCCCATACATATCGTTTCCAACACGAGGTACCGTGAGAGCAGTTTCGGCAGGACCCCGGTTGTCCGCAACATACCGCCGTAATTCTGTTAATTCCCCGGCCGTAACATCCTCTTTGTAGAAAATACGGTCAAACTCTTGATAAAACTCAGGCGCCGTCACCTCCCAAGCTTCTTGTTCCTCACGTCGTCTGGCACGAGTCTCGCGATCCTTTATGGCCTGCTCGTAATCTTCACGAAAGGATTTGAATCGTTTGTCTTCTTCGGGAAATTGCTTACCAAATGCCTCAATTGCTTTCTCCACTTCATCGGGAGCTATCTCATATTTACCCAAATCCAAAAACATCTGTTCAAGAGTAATTTCCGCAATATCCAGCTCTTCTTGTGCCGCCGCTGTTCTTTGATCCAATTCTTTCTGTCTCTGTTCATCTTCTGCTTTTGCGGCTTGCTCCAGGATCATATCTGAATAATGTACTCGGGTTGAATAAGGAATATCGGGATATTTTTCTTCGTCAAATGGTTCGTAAGGATCAGTTATTTCCCGACGAATACCAATTGCTTTCCATAATTCGTTTGATTGTTTCTCTATTCTGGCTGCTTCTGCATCCCCCGCTTGCTGATTCAAAAGACTCAATTCGGCATTCAGCGCGGATGCCATAGACTTCCGGGTATCAGGGTCCAGATTGTACAAAGAATCGCCCACCCGATAAGCAAACTTCTCACCGGCTTCCTTAGATAACAACCAACTCACGCCAACATCACCGAGAGCTCGGGCGTAGGCCATCGTTCGGTCCCGTACGATCTGAGGAATAGCGGTTTCCTGGATTTTCAAAAGATCCTGTTCATAAAATTCCATAGCTTCTCGGGATTTCTGGATTTCCGACATTACCCCATCAGCATCTTGATCTCTGACAAGTTGATTAATGGTTTGCTTCCGTACCGCCCCAGCGTGATCAATCGCTCGGTCATCTGAATACCGTTCAATCGTGTCTTCCCATTTCAACCGGAACTCGTCAAGATTCTGCCTGAGTCCCAGTTTTGACTTGGGCAGACGCATCTTCGCGGACAAATCTTCGTTCAGCCCATCGTAGAATGTTTTGAACTTATCCCCGTAGGATGTATATTCGGGGTCTTTCTGGATATCCGCCCAAAACTTCTGCCACTGGTCCCGAGCACCGACAAGAGCTTCGTTCAACTCATTCTGTGCGGCCAGGTCAAACAGTCTGCCAGCAAACGCAGTACCGACCTGCTGTACCTGCCCTGCAAACTGACCTACGGCTCCCGCTTTTGCGGCCTCGGCACTGACTTGTTTCCGGAGTCTCGGGGGTTTGGGTGCTCCTATCTGTTGACTATAAAGAGGAATTGGCATCTCATACTCCTATATAAACATACCAGCACCGGAAGCAACACCACCGAGAAGACTTCCGGCAACCTGCCATGGTCGGGTTTTCTTGTACGCCTCGGCTTCCTCACCATATTGTGAGGCTTCAAACAACCGCGATTCTTTCTCCCACTTCCCGGACAGGGACAGGCGTCTCACGTCTTCGGACATCATTCTCGAGGTTTCCGCCTGGAGCGCAAGAGGGGATCCGCTGCTGAGTTCTACCCCGGACCGACCAATCACGGCCTTTTGGTGACCCCGAAAACGGGCCTGCTGAGTCTTCAAATCGGATATTTGGAATTCGGTAGCCTGTGCAATCTGCTCGGCTTCTTTTTCAGCCTGCGTTTTGTTGGCTTCCGCCATTTCCTGTTGAGCCTTACTTGCTTGAGAACTTGATACAGCACTCGTCACACCACCGATAAGTGCAGCACCCGCCGCTAAAATTGCCCAAAACATATTTATCTCCTAATTTGCTTCCAGTTCCGCCGCGATTGCCAATACGGTCATGGGTAACGGCTGGTCCTGCACAATTATCAGATCCCCTTCTCGGCTGAACGTTCCCTGGATTCTTGCGTCCACCGTGCCGGTCAACAAAGCGGAACTGGCGTGTTGAATAGCGTTCAAGTTGTCTTCATTGCTGCCGATTTTCCCACCCCTGGTTTTATACAACATTAGAACCGTTTCCTGGATCTTGCTTTTCAAAAACTGGCCGAGCCGTTGCGGTCTCAGCTTGCCAGTATAGGGTAAACCCACATGAATCTTGCTGGCATATTCATCAATCGTAATGGAACCGGTATCCACAACTTCATCACCGAGTTCCACACCGTCAGCATAGACAGCTACGGTTTTCCCTTCCAAATGGGTCAGGCCCGGAACCGCCTTCACGACCTTTACGCACGTACCCCCGGAGACATACGCCGTGAATCCCGTACCGTCGAGCGGGGTTGTGCCGTCAGTTTCGTAGAGCTCAAAGTCGTCCACGAACTTATTCTTTACCATATAAGTGTTGCCGTTCAGTTCGGTCATACCCACAACACCCGTGATTTTCACAAACTCGTCGTTGACAAAAGGATGAGCCGAAGCCGTAATCACCACCGGTTCCGCCGCGGTCGCATCTTCAATAGAATCGGTTGTGGCCGTATGATCTATGGTTATTCCACAATCCACAAAGAAACAATCCTCTTCGTCGTCTCCCCAATCGATCAGTTTGAGGTATTCAATGTATTTCTTCGGATCGCCACCAATCGTTCGTTCCACCGCCATGTACACGATGTCCTCGGCAGCCCCCGGAATAACCGCTGCACTCTCCACGGTCCCATCGGTTGGGTGTCTGTGCCAAGCCTGAATACTGTAATTTCTGTCAAGCGTGAGAGCCGCCAGCTCTCCGTTCCCCCGTACTATCCACAGCAAAGAAGCGGGAGACCGTTGCCACGCCAGTTCTACAAAGTTTTCCCGTCCGATATGATCAGCCCACCGTGACAAATCAGGAGAAATGTATCCACCACGTTCCTGACTGTATAAGAACTCGCGCAATCGCTGGGCGCCGTCTTGCACAAACAGAATAGATTCATTCGCCATGACCGCGGCGATGTTCGCACTTCCATGTGCAGACACACGATCCACATAGACATTTGCAGCTGTGAGCGGTGCGTCACCCCCTGTCATTAACCACTCGCCCATACCTGAACCGAGGATGATATTATGGTTTTTAGTGAGCATCCACAGCACATCTTCAAGTTGATTTGCGGCAAACTTATATTCATATCCGTAGCTTGTATCTGCGGCATCTATCCTGAAATCTTGCAAGAACCCCACCCGAGAAGCCCATACTTTGCGCCCACGCGCTACCACAAGACGTTGTTCGTGAAATGTCAGGGCACTTGGGTATTTTGTTGCCCACGGAACGCCTACCCACCCGTCCAACGCAAAAGCACAACCGTTTCCCACTCCGTCCGGTAACGTTGCTGGATTATCAAGTTTTGTGAATGTTTCCACATCTATTTCATAAATTGTCACGTAGGGAGATACTCCGTGAGCTGCAGCAAGATACAAACTGTCATAGGAAAACGAACAAGACTCTACAGCACCAGTGGGCATCGTGGCGGGATTTGCTAATTTTATAAAAATATCGCCAGTGCGTTTGTAGATGGTAAGCTTTCCAGTCTCGTGTCCAACCGCCAAAAACAATCCATTTGGTGAAAATGCACATCCTTTTCCTGTATCATTGGGTAACGCTGCCGGATTTGTCAGTTTAGAAAAGACATCCCCGCTACGCTTATAGATCGTAATATAAGGAGAAGTTGCGTGAGCAACAGCAAGATAAACACCATCATTAGAGAAATGACACTCTTTGCCCGTTCCCGTGGGCAAAGTACCTGGATTGTCCAACTTGGTGAATGTATCTCCAGATCGCTTGTAAATGGTGATGTAGGGTGAGGTTGTGTGTGCAACCGCCAAATAAACACCGTCTTTAGAGAACGAACACCTTGAACCAAGCCCCGTCGGTTTGGTTGCCGGATCGTCCAATTTGGTGAATGTATCACCGCTACGTTTGTATATCGTTATATAGGGATCTGTGTTGTGGGCAACCGCTAGATAGACACCATCGGGTGAAAACGCACATCCATATGCGTTTCCCGTTGGCTTTGTAGCTGGATCGGCTAATTTAGTAAAAACGTCCCCGCTACGTTTATAGATACTCACGTATGGATCTGTCGTATGAGGCACGGCTAAATACAAACCATCGGGTGAAAAAGCGGGTACGTACCCTTCCCCCGTCGGCGGGGTTGCCGGGGCTGCTTTTTTCTCAAAAATACCATTACTATAGCTGTAAAAATTAGTATAAGGAGAACCTTCCGTGCCCAAGGCCAGGAACATAGAGAAATCAGCATTAACCAACGCCCAGGCATTAGAAGTCCCATATACTAATTTGGTAAGCTGATAATCCGGATGTGCAAAATAGATCGCGTCCTCTGTCTGTGCATACTTCAGTTCAAACAGATCAGCCTCGGCCCAGGGCGTAGTGATCATTAGATCCTCTCCCCCGGACTGTACCAACGCTCCGTCTTTCCATATCCTGATTATGTAGTCGGTCAGTTCCAACACATACGCTTCTGTTTTCGAGCGCACAAAGGGAATAAGCCGTACGATATCACTTTGAGCACACGTTTCCCCGCAATAGTAAGTTCCTGGCCGGAGGTCCGCCCCGCCGGAAGGGTGAAGCAGAAAGTTCTCAAGCGTTCGGCAGGTCTGATCATAGTCCTGAGAATCCATTCGACCGGCCACGCGATCGGAGACTTCCCCGCCCCGGAAATTGGTAAGTATTTTGCGCATCTACATCTCCGTCACCAGAACCGAATGTTTGTCCGGCTGTTGCCGCCACATTGCGTCTTCACCACGAGCCAGCCGTAGCAACCCCGCAAACTCTTGGTCAAGAGCTTTCCGTTTGGGTCCGTAGTCTTTCACCAACGCCGGAGCGACCATATAGGCCAGCCGAGTAGCAATCGTGTCGATCAAAAGAGGGCTGAAATAGGTGGGATCAGATAGATAGTAGATGTACTGAATGGAGAGTTCGTCGTCTTCGCCGTTCGTAAGCAGAAAATTGTTTTCCTCAACCCACGGCATTGTACCCAATGCGGTCTTCAGGGGTTTTAAACAATCGTCGGGCAGTTTGAACATATAAGAGTACTCGTAATTGGGTACTCTCCAGATCACTCCACCGCTATCGTAGGCCGTGAACGCTTCACCATCGAGGTGGATGGTTCCGTTCTCATCCCACAACTCAAAAGTATCGGCAGTTTTATTTTTGACCATGTAGGTATTACCGTTAAGCTCCGTCATTCCCACAACATCAGTGATTTTCACCAGATCATCGTTCTGAAATGTATGAGCCGTAGCGGTAATCACCACGCAGAATGCTATCATCCTGGTCACACCCTCGACAAGATCCTTGTCGCGCTCGAGCGTGACCCGTTTCCGGGCGCACTTCCACTCACCCAACTCCAGCACTTCGTTCAAAACCGATGTCCAGACATTGTTCATCGTATTGACATCAAGTGTGCCGTCGGTTGCGGGGTCGGTAACAAACTGCGAGATACCCAGTTTGATAAGGGCAAGATTGTAAATTCCTGCCAGCGTAGCGGTCGTATTCATGATTACTCCAAATAAAAGGGCCAGCCCCTAGAGGCTGACCCTTGTTTCGTCTTTACTGATTTACCGGTTACGGATTCAGTACGATCCGCGCCATGATCTTTCCGCCAGCCGTCAACTCCGTCCCAGTGGTTTTGAGAGAAACAAAATCAAGTAATCCCACTGAGGGCAACGGCACCTTGGCTTTAAGACCAGCCACGGACAGTATTTTCGCGTCGGTATTCAGAAGAGTCTGAACCACGGTTGAGCCCGGAGTAGTGGATCCCGTCAGGAGCTCAATCGTTGTGTTTTTCGCTCCACTGGTAAACCCACCGTCCGACCAAATCTCCACGAACTTCTGGTGACCCTTGCCGAGTTCCGTTATATCATGCCCGTGCAAGGTCTTGGTCAGAACAAGGACTGCGGTTGTAATCGCATCACCGGTTTCAGCGGTAAAATAAAGATATGCGTCGTCCATAATAGCCTCCCTTATGACGCCAACACCGCTTCGGTGTCTTTGATTGAGGACCACTTCCTAACGGGTACGTTGCCCTTGAACATCATGACATCAGCCTTGTTGTCCAGGGTTACCCATTTCAGAACGTGTTCACCCAAATTCTTGACTTCCTGCTCTAACTGCATGTAACCAGTTTTGCCAACGTACAGAATCGCGCCCTCGGCTCCACCAGGTGCATCGTCCATGTTGTGATACAGCTCGATCAGTTTGTCGATATCGATCTTATTGGCCGTGGTTGTTCCGATGTTAGCTAGTCGTTGCAAAAACCGTTCGTCCATGACCATGATCCCGAATCTGAAATAGAACTCGGTCACATAGGCCCAGAACTGTTTGCTGTTTACACCGGTCGTGAGCTGCTTGCCCATATCCTTTTCCTCTACCATTTGCAATTGATGCATGGGAGGATACAGGAAGGATACTTTGTCCGGCCCCCAGTTGATCAGATACGCCGAAGTCACCTTGTCAGCCTCCGCATCACCGCAATTCAAACAGTTTGCGCCGGAATATGCGGGTCGACGTGTTGCAAATCCATCAATGTCCCTGGGAGTCGCCACTACCCGTGCTCCATACAGAAACTTGTCACCCAGCCATACACCACCACCACGAAGGTGCGCATCGTCTTTTCGGCCCCTGAACTCCACACCCCCGCCCGGCTTCGCAGCATCGGCGAGCGCAATAAGCTCTTCGTCAACGATAGCCCGGTCCTGGTAAAGAGAAATCGGCTCAGTTATCTGATCCGTTGCCCCTCTGGTCGCGTCAATACCGTTGTTAATAGCCCTCATCTCTCCATTGGGCAGAACGGCGTCACGCCCAAACAAGTGACCACCGGTCTGGTTCCCCGACTCCCAATGTGCGTCCTGGAAGGGAGGAACCGCTTTTGTCAGGATCTTGGCTACATCTACAAACCGGCCTCCACCGGGTTGTGTTTCTTGTGCCAGATCCAGCAGGGTTACTTTCCCTGTAAGGTCTACATCTGCCATCACTTAGCTCCTTATTGAGTTTTGGAGCTTCCTTCCACAGCAACTTGTTCCCTTTTGACTCGCAACCATTTTCCCCAAAAAAACCAGCCAATTGGCTGGTCTTCCAGGTTAAACGTTCCGAATCTCAGGTAAGCTATGTCTTTGTATCAGGTCTACTCAAGCAGGTTCCGGAACAACGTTCCGATCCACCTGCATAATTACTAGTTTTTGATGTCCTAAATTGACAGCCGGATGAGCATAAATATGCCACCCCAGCTTCTTCGCCCGTAGACACCAGCCAAAATCTTCACCCGGACAGATTATTCTGTCTTCCACCATGAAAGATTCCGGCCAGAACCACGGATAGGACATACTCTCAAACACCCCATGCTTCACCAATACAAAAGCGAATCCACAGAAATCTATCTCGAAGATAGGATCTTCCGGTTTCACGGAGGCTATGTTGAGATGTTTTACGGGGGAAAAGTTATTGAACAGGCCCAGAGCTCCCCTACCGCTCATATCCACAGGGACCATTCCAGTAATAATATCCTTGTCAGCTTCCAACAATTTATAAAAGTCATCGGGTTTAAACACGGTGTCACTATCAATCCACATCATGTAGTCATATGGCATCCCGCCAAACGGTACTGCGTCTTTTTTGGGACCATCGACACCGTGAGCCACAAGTTGATTGCGCAAATGCACAATACTTGCCATACCTCCCAGGACTATCGTCATCTGAATATCACCACGTTTAGCCACTGCAGAACGTAGATTATTCCAGCTTTCGAAATATCCTTCGGTGTAGGACCGCCCAGGAAGACAGAAGACTACGTGCATTTAATATCCTTTTGGACAACGGCTAACAATCTTTTCGTTAAGCTTACGAACTTCAGCGATCAGATCCCGAATGATCTTAGTGGCGTTTCCCCAGCCGTACCCTTCGTACTCTGGAAGCTTGACTTTTTCAAGAAACTCAAGTTCTTCTTCGGTCATTCAAGTTTCTCCATACTTTTATACCGACCCTTCAGATTCTCGGGAATCGCGGCAGCTGGGGTTTCTTTGCGTTCTCCAAACATCTCGGGACTGTTCTTGTACCGCTCTTTAAGGTCGGCCTGTTTCTGTTCTTCGGGACTCAGTTCTGCAGCCCCCCCCGTGCCCGGTACGAGCGTACCTTCTCCCATGGCCTTGCCTATTTCGTAAAACGTTTTGGTGACAGCGGGATGATTGGATACTCCAAGCTCGTCAAACAGAGCAACGAGAGCATCCTTACCAAAAGTCTCGATAGCGCGTCGGCTGACTTCTACATTCGGCTCGAAGTCACCCTTCCAGTCCTTCTTGAGTGCTTCCAGGCCGTCGGTCTTGGCCTTTTCAAAAGCCTCCCGGGCGGCTTTCTCCTGCTCAAACACCTGCTTGACAAACAGAGCTTGCGCTTCTTGGGCCGATTCTTTGCTCCACCCGTTCTTGTGCGCCATTTCTTGAATGACCTTATCCACTTCACCGAAATACGCCGTGATAGCTTCCCGGTAAGGTTTGTAATCATCACTCTGCAACTCTTTGGGAAACTCAGCAGCCGCAAATTCATATGCCTCGGGAGATTCCGGGGGCTTGAACGCGGCCTTTTCCTCTGCAGCATACATCCGGTCAAGCACTTCGCCGATATTCTTGTGCTTCAACAGATCGTCAAGCTTCGCCTCGTCTTTTCGGTATTTATCCGGAGCTTGTCCAACCCATGTACCAAACCATCTAGGTTTGTCAGGTGATTTCTCAGGCGGTTTGTCGGGTCCCTTACTGGCATCCGTAACATCAGCCTTTTCCCCACCATCGGTGGTTTCCTCGGTCTCACCACCAACCGTATCTTCCGCAAACCACTGTAGATCCACATCAAACGGTGTTACATTCTCAAATGGATTCCCCTGGTTCTTACGTTCCATTCTGGTCTCCTTCTAGTATGTCCTTAATTCGTGGACATACACGCTTTTTTGAAGCCGTCAACGACGACTATTTTGTGTTTCTATGGCGCTGAATCATCCAAGTCTTGAAGATGTCACAGAAAAGGCCATCATCAGACTTCCTCGTACTTACGTTGGCTACAAGTGTCGCCTGATACGCGGCGAGAAATTCTCTATCTGAGACGGGAATTGAAGTCTCTAGCTCGAGTTTGTCCAATAATTTGTTATCTTCAAGCATCACTTCGGCCACCTGGTTATCGTAATTCATGCCGTTTTCTCCTTTCTCGTGAAATTTGTATCCCAAAGGTTAACAACCTTCCTAAAATGATTTATGAATTCCTCCTGCGCCATTGTACCTTTGGCCCAATTGCATACAGCACAGGAAGGAACCACATTTCCCCTTATATATCCCTGAGTATTATCTATTCTATCGAGACCGTTATAATAAAAATCACCATTGCCACTTCGATTCTTGATATGATTGGATGGTTTATTGCCACAATAAAAACAGGGCATGGTCATAATTTGCTTGGCTTCCTGGTTGGTAAGTTCAAAAGAATAATCACGTCGCCGAGCATTACTTTTTATCTGAGCTAGTGCTCGCCGAAACGCCGCCTCTCCCTTCCCCAATCTTTGTAAAAGTGATTCCCTGTGCAAACAACCACAACTTTTTGTATTGCCTGTTCTTAAAGCACGACCACTCACAATTGTTCCCTTACCACAATCACATCGACAAATCCAATAAACCATTCCTGGTTTTGTTTCTGCTCTTTTTATTACAGTTAATTTCCCGTATTTCTTTCCCGTTTCATTTTTCCCAGCTTTCTTGCCAAGACGTTTAGCTCTGATTAGGGCTCTGGTTTTACCGGAAACAGTATGTCCTTTGAGTACCGCCGACATTTTATTCCTTGTAACTTCATCGGGACGATTCCCCGTGTGCGCCTTCGATAGATTCTCTCGGTGTTCTTCCGTGAATACCATACCCTTGCGCGCCTCACTGATTTTCATACACGTCTCTTTTGGGAGTGAACCCATCCTTCTCCTGGCCGCAGCTATTCTGCCCCGCGTTTTCTGGGAAAGCGTCCACCCGCCCCTCATTCTTTCTCCTTCTCTTGATTTTCCCACATCTTCACGGGCTCATCTTGCCCCATGAAATGTTGAATCATATTGACCAGATTATCTTCACGGATAATCCCTAATCGCTTCAAAAACCAATTGGCAAAATTGCGTAAATAGTGAGCCGGGGCCATATCTGCAGGATTTATTTCTTCCCAATACCCACACTTCATCAAAATGTCACATGCTACCACCTGGCCGGCGTACTGAGAGAACACGGCCTTGTACGCCCGGGCAATATCGGCCTCGGTAAGTTTCTGTCCCGCAAACATCATGCCGCACCTCCCGGTGCCACTCCGCCAGCACCCATCAACGCTTCCATCGGAGAACCCGGCTGGGGGGCTGTACTCATAGCCTTGCCAGCATCGGCACCAGTTTTCGCTAGTTCCGCCTGTTGCATCATCTGTTGTATCTTCGCTCTCTGTTCGCGGATCTTCTTGACTTCCTCGTCGCTTCTCACGTCTTTCTCGGGCATCCCGTGAGCGTTCGCTAAATCTTCCATCACCTCGTCACCGTTAATTCGATCAACAGAATCGGGCCAATATGCGGCGACCTTATCAGCAGTTTCCAGGAAACTCATAATCCCATGAGTCTTGAACAACATGCGTTGCGCCTGATACAACGGCCCTAGATACTCGATGTCCAGCTCCGTGGCCCCAAGCTCGTACAGAATATCCGGGGGTTCCGGGAGTCTTCCAGCTTTTCGGGCCAGCATAGCCGAGCGTTCGGTCAGCCTGTCCAACACATCACCGATAAACCGATAGATAATAGGAGCCAATACAGTAGATTTCTCACCCATCTTCTGAGCCACTTCGAAAGCCGTCATCTGTTTCTCGGCCAGCAGCAAACTCAGGAAGAAGTCATAAAAGAAGTGACGCTTGACACTTTTTTCTATCCTGTCCATCTGATCCACGAGAAAGGGTATCTGGATACCAACATTAACTCCCTGGATCTGCCCGGGCTGGTCCCCTGCCCGTAACCAGTTTGCACCGCCAGGGTTAAGATCAATCATGCCCCGTCGTTCTATTGCAGCTTCATACGGAGGATCCGCAAGCTTCTGTCCACTGACAATATTAACTTCCGACATCCGATTCGCCATCTTGACATCTTTAAGAGCGTTGCTGCCCGGGCAACGCGGATACGTTTCGCCGCTATCCAAAATGCACCGATACGCTACGGTGGGCATGGTCTCAAACCCGCTTTCACCAAGAATCGAGCCTTTTTTGATGTCCACGTAGTAAGAAGCAAACGGCATGTGTTTGACGCTCTTCAGTCCCTCTATCCGCTCTTCCCGGGGCAAGACGATCCATAGAATACTGAACTCTTTCAACGGCTGATCTTTGGCAGCTTGTACACGTTCCGGGTGTAACTTCTCTTCGCCAAAATACTTCACGGCATTTCGGTTGGAAATGTTGTATTCCCTCAGTATCATGTCAACTTCCCCATCCTCATTAACGCCGATATACATCTCGATGGGATGGAAGACGTGATACAGTAATTTGTGCTTCTTTGAGTGTTCGGTTGTGAAACAATAACCGGGTCCAATACTTACCCCGTCCCGCAGAAGCACGCCAAGAGCCTGATAAAACCCCCCGCAGTTTCCACCAGAGTTTTTAAACTCGGCATACATGGCCTCTTCATATTCCTGTAAATACCGTTTGATTTCCGGAATATCATTTAAGTTCGGCACACCGGGAACACGCCCAACCTGATATCGATTCCATTTGTAGACTGGCGAAGCCATGTATCCCAGAATCCCGTCTGAACATACCTGAACAACATGATTACCGATCCCGTCAAAAACGTTGTCCTCGGTGGTCATGCCTTTTGCGTTGCTACCCCGCATCAAAATCTCGCGGTTGGGCAACAGGTACTCGGCTTGCTTCTGCCATCTAGCCTCGTGGGGTTTACGCTGTTTCTTAAAAAGACCCAGGGTTGCAATAAGCGCCTGAGCCAGTTTCTTCTCTTCTACGGTCTCAGCCATTAACCCCTCTCCTTGGGATACATCCACGGTTGCGCCCACGGTTCAACCGTCACCTTGCCACGCTGCCACATTTTCTTTTTCTCATTCCAGGCAAACCCCTCTTTTTGCATGGCCTGGACCTGGGATTGCCACTGGGCCAGTTCGTCTTCCGAGGGACCGCGCAGAGCCTTGAGTCTGGATTTGATACCACGAATCAACGGGATAGGCGTTCCGTGTTCAGCACCCCGGGCCACGGGGTTGGGATTACGTTGTAACCATTTAGTCGATCTAAACGGAATGCGTTCGTCAGCCATGATTGCCTCCAATAAAAAACCCCACCAGAGCCTTGCGGTGATCCGGTGGGGACCAAATGTTATATCGTAACTGCAGATAGCGACAAACGGTGTCGTTGTCTACAGTAGAAATGTTATCTCAACGAATTGTACCGTCTTGTCCCTTCCAGCGGATCATATCGGTCTCGCCGCTGCTGCTGCAACAACATCGGCACCGGGTCTCGAGCGTCTGGCCGCAGGTCCGGAGCAAACAACCGCACCATCACGTACTGCAACGCATCGTGAATGTGCGAGTACTTGTTCTTCAGTATGTTGGGCAGAAACTCACCCATCAGACTCTTGTTCTGCGGGTAACAGTATCCACCCAAAAACCCGTTGATCAGTCGTGTGCAGCTGGGATCAATCAATATCCCGTCTATCCGCCCCAACATCTGATCCACGGATTCTATTCGAGCCTGTACATTCTGCTCACTCGGGGCCACCGCTACCCCGCACTGAGCCATCAGCTTGGCGTTACTGGTAAATCCGCCCTCTTTCTTTGAGTACTCAGCATTCCCCGCAGGGTCCGCCCAGTGCTCGACAGCTTTTGCCCCCGGAAACGCCAGGTTCATTTG